CGCCATGTCCGCGGCGAACGATGACCGCGTGGCGCGCTGCATTCGTGTGGTGCTGCCGAACACGTCCAAGCTGTATTACGTCGGCTATGTGTCGATCAACAAGACCCCGACCCTGGAAGTGAACACGCTGATGCGCGTTGCCGCGACGGTGCGGTTCCTGAACGAGCCTGTGCGCTACCAGTCATGATCTTGATAGACAGCGACTATCGAAAGGGCGCAAAATAGGCGAGCACCGCGTCGGCTTGTTTGACACGATTGAAGAAGCATCCGCTGCTTATGTGACAGCAAAGCGCCGCCTGCACGCTGGCTGCACCATCTAAACATCAGGAGATTCACAGTGGCGAAGTTCAAGCTGCAACCCGAACCCACCTTCAAGTCGAAGGTGAAGATTCCCGTCCCCGGAGAGTCCAAGGAACCGGAGGTGGAATTCACGTTCCGCTTCCGCGACCGCGACGAACTGGCTTCGCTGCTGGAACGCGCGAAGGAACAGGACTTGGTGAAGACCGCAATGGAGATGGTGTCGGGATGGGAACTTACGGACCCGTTCAACGAAGACAACATGCGGTTGCTCGACAAGACCTACATCGGCGCGCTCGGTCGGCTGGTTGAAGCCTATTGGGAAGAACACACGAAGGCGCTGGAAAAAAACTGAGAGAGGCCGCCCGCGCGATCTACACAGCCCCGCCGACGAAGGAAGAAGCCGCGTCGTTGGGGCTGACGGTAGAGGAAGCGGTCGGCCCTCCTGTTGAAATCTGGCCGCCGAACATGGCGCCATGCAATGTCTTCATGGACCTGTGTACGCAGTGGCGCATGGGCTCTAGCGGGCCTGTCGGGCTTGATTACAACGTGCTGTTCCACAAGCTCGACCGCATGAAGCTTGAGCCTGTCGAGTACGAGCGCCTTGAACATTCAGTTCGGATCATGGAGGACGAGGCTTTGAGCGTCCTGTGGAAAAGGAAAGACTGATGGCCGATCTGAAGACACAGCTTGAGATTGGCGTTGATGGCTCGTCCGTCGAAAGCGGCGTCAACAAGATCAAGCAGTCCATCAGCAGCCTTGGTGGGGCTGCGGAAGCGGCTGGCACCAAGGGTGCGGCTGGGCTGGACAAGATGGGCGCGGCCGGCGATCAGACGGCGAAGAAACTCGATCAAGCCACCAAGAACCTGATTGCCAACGCGCAGCGCAACCTCGCTGCGATAGAAGCCGGCGTCGAGGCGAACGGGCGCATGAGCGGGCGCTTCATCGAATCGCTCGGCCGGCAGCGCGGCGCGGACCTTAACGTCCTGAAGCCGTACATTCAGCAGCTCGATCAGGCCATTGCCAAGCAGAAGATCGCGCTCGGCCAGAACTCGCAACTTCTGCAGCGCGCCGGCCCGGCGCTGACCACGTCGCTCGGCGCAACTGGATTCAGCAAGCCGCTGCCGGCCGACCTGGGCACATCCCTTGGGGCGACGGCGTTCGGCGCAATTCCTGCGGCGGCGGGCAAGGCGGCGGCGGCCGTCTCCGACTTCAACCGCACATTCGGCGCGGCCGGGCTGACGGCCAAGCAGACGACTGCCGCACTGCGTCAGGTGCCGGCGCAGATGACGGACATCTTCGTCAGCTTGCAGGGTGGTCAAGCACCGTTGACGGTGCTGCTGCAACAGGGCGGCCAGCTCAAGGACGTGTTCGGCGGCATCGGCCCGGCTGCAAGAGCGCTCGGCGGGTATGTCGTCGGGCTCATCAACCCGTTCACGCTGGCGGCTGCCGCGGTTGCGTCGCTCGGCGCAGCCTACTACGTTGGCACAAAGCGGCAGGACGAATTCGCAAAGTCGCTGATCCTGTCAGGCAATGCGGTCGGCACGACGGTCAGTGACTTGAACGACATGGCCGGCGCGATCAGCGCGAATGTCGGCACGTTCGGCCAGGCCGCAGAAGCGCTGAACAAGTTTGCCGCGGATGGAAACGTCGCTGAAGGCAATCTGCAGAAGATCACTCAGGCCGCCGTGCGGATGCAGAGCCTTGGCGGCCCGGCTGTGGATACGCTGGTGCAGCAGTTCGCATCGCTGGCGAAGGAGCCGCTGCAAGCCTCGATCAAACTGAACGAATCGACGCGGTTCCTGACGAGATCAATCTACGATCAGATCAAGGCTCTTTCAGAAAGCGGGCAAGAGGCAAAGGCGGCGGCGGTTGCGCAGGAAGCGTACTTCAATGCCATCGACAGCCGAGGCAAGGCGCTTGAGGATCGCTTGGGGAACATTGATCGGCTGTGGAAGCAGATCAAGGAATCGACACTCGGCGCCATCAACGCGGCGGCTGGTCTTGTTATTCCAAACACATCAGGTCAAGAACTGCGGCAGCAGATCGAAAACCTGAAGACGCTAGAGGCGGCTGTGGCTGCGGCGCGTGCGCGCGGTGGTGAGCCTACGCAGGCTGCATTGCAGAATTTGCAGCGCCAGCGCGACGTTGTGGACGGTCTGAGGCTCCAGACTCAGACTGAAAGCAATCTTGCCAAAGCGCAAGCAGAAGGCAACAAGCAACTTGAGAAGCGGCTGCAATTCGAGGCGATTTCAAAGCGGAACATCGTTGACAAGAAAGCGCAACTCGACAGGGAAATTGAGTCAATCAGGAACGCAGGCGCCAACGGCGTCGCTACCGACGATGAAATAAAGAAAGCCATCGCGGGGGCGCAAGAGCGCTTCAAGACGACGGCAGCCAAAGGCCCGCGCGACCCGCAGCGCAGCCTCGACCGCTCCGACCTTGCCTTCGACCTGTCGCAGATCAAGTCAGAAGCCGACGAACTGGTGCGCGTCTACGCCGATGCCGAACGCATCATCGAAGCGCTGCGTTCTAGCGGGCTGGTGAAGGACAAGGACTACTACGAATCGCGCAGGCAGTTTCTGGAACTGGAAACGCAGGCCAAGGACGCTGCGCTACAGAAGGAAATCGCCCGGCTTCAGCAGGAGCAAGGGTTGATCGACGCGCGCAAGGCCAAAGACCCGACCGACACGGCGCAGAAGGCCCGCGACTCCATCGACAACACGCGCAAGATCGCCGAAGCGGAATCGCAGCTTGCCATCCTGCGCGCTCGCAATTCATCGCGGGCCGTGATCCTTGACATCGAAGAAACGAGGGTCGCGAAGGAAAAGACCGACGCGATTCTGTCCGCAAGACAAGCCGCGGAGGCTTACTTCGAGTCGCAGAACCGCCAGCAGAACCGCAACCTTGAGGCGTTCGGTCAAGGCCCGCGCGAACAGGTGTTCACGCAAGGCGTCAACCAGATCGACGACAACTTCGCGCAGCAGGAGCGCGAGCTTCAGAACCTGAAGGTGCTGGGCAAGCTGACGCAGGAGGAATACGACGCGCGCCTCGCCATCATCCGCGAGTTCCAAAACAAGTCGATCCAGTCGTTCACCGAATACTATGCCCGGCTGATCCAGATGCAGGGCAGCGCCGCAGTGGGCGCGCAGCAGGCGGCGAAAACCTACATCGATGAAGCCGCGAATGTCGCTGCGTCAACAAACGACCTTGTATCGAATTCACTTCGCGGGCTTGAAGACGGCCTGACCGACTTCCTGACGACGGGCAAGTTCAAGTACAAAGAGTTCGCCACGTCGATTGTTGCGGACATCAACCGCATCATCATCAAGCAGCAGATCGCCAATGCGCTTGCGGGGCAGATGGGCGCGGGCTCTGGCAGCGGCGGCTCAGACATCCTGGGCACGCTGTTCGGGGCGCTGATGGGAAGTGGTGGCGGTTCGTCCATGTCGTCAGGAGCATTCGGTATCGGGGTATCCGGCTTCGCAATGGGCGGAGCGGTCGAGCGCGGCCGGCTGGTCGAGGTCAACGAAACAGACGGCCCAGGCGAACTGTTCAACGTCGGCAATCGGCAGTACCTGCTGGCCTCGCAGTCGGGTCAGGTGTCACCACAGAAGCCGTCGTCGTCGGCCAAGGAACAGGCCCTAACCGTCATCAACAACTTCATGCTCAGTTCCCCGGCTGACCGGCGCACCCAAGCCCAGGTGTCGGCGTCGGCAGGGCAGGGCGTGCAACGTGCGCTTGCGAGGAACACCTGATGGCCTTCCTTGAATCGCGCATGTCAGTCCACATCGAGCGCGGCGCGAAGGTCATCCGCACCAACCGCGGACGCACCAAAGCCTACACCGGCAGCGGGAAGATGGCGCAGGACTTCGCGTGGTCGGCGCCCATCAGCGAGTTCGACATCTCGCACGGCATCCTGCTGCCGGATGGGTACGCCGAGATCGACGCGATGTGGCACGTTGTCCACTTCACGCCATATGAGGGTCTGCGGTTCCGCAACTGGGCCGACTACATCGGTGTGAAGACAAACACGTCGCTGGTGAACACCAGCGGCAACCTATGGCAACTGCGCCGGAACTACACCTTCGCGTCGATTACGTTCTACCGGCCGATCTACAAGCCGACATCGGACGTGGTCGTGATGACATCCGGTGATACGCCTTGCACGTTCACGCTAGACACCGCCACGGGAATAGCCACGGTGACATCCGGCACCCCGTCGTACTGGACCGGAACCTATGACTACCCGGTTACGTTCAAGGAAAACGAGATGGCGTCGCGTCTCGACGGGACCACATCGAACCTGATCCTCGTGGCCGATTCGATCATTCTTGAAGAGATTCGGGTGTGAAGTCGCTAGATTCCGACCTGCTGGCCCACTACGCCAGCGGCACCACCACGCTCGCCCGTCTATGGAAGCTCACCCGCCGAGACGGCGAGGTATTCGGCTTCACCGACCACGATGAGTCAATCACCTACGACTCCGTGACCTACGAGCCGAGCAGCGTGTTCGACGCCTCCGCCATCGACACCCGAGGCGAATTGGGCGTAGACAACCTCGAAGCACAGGGCTTGCTGGACAGTGCGGGGATCACTGCCGAAGACGTTGAAACCGGCCTGTGGGACGGTGCCGCGGTGGAAATCGTGGAGGTCAACTACAAAGACTTGACGATGGGGCACAACCCGCTGCGGGTCGGGTCGATGGGAGAAGTGCAGAGACAAGGCCATCTGCGTTACACCGCAGAGTTGCGCGGCTTGATGCACAAGCTGCAGAACAACATCGGCCGCATCATCAAGCCAGGTTGCGATGCCGTGCTCGGCGACGCCCGGTGCGGGATCGATCTGGAAGCGTTGCGCGTCAGCGGCGAGGTGACGACAGCCACCAGTCCACGTCTTTTCACTACCGATCTCGGTGGGAGTCTCACCTACAGCTTCGGCGTGCTGACGTGGACGACAGGACTGAACGACGGTCGCAGCATGGAGGTCAAGGCGCACACGGCGACGGGCGTGCTGGAAACGCAGCTTGCCATGCCTTACGCGGTGCAGGTAGGTGACGAGTTCACCATCACCCCCGGCTGCGACAAGACGAAGGCAACGTGCATCGCCACGTTCGACAACGTCGTGAACTTCCGTGGCTTCAGTTTCGTGCCCGGTCAAGATCAAGTCACGAAGTTCGGCGGGCAGTGATGATAGAACGTGCGAGCGTAGTCA